TAGGGCTTTTTTTACGCACTGCGGTTAATGATTTCATGGATAGCGTCCACCATATTTGGTGTCCACTATCCTCTCAGGAATATCAGGATCTGCCAGACGGTGCTGAGACGACGCTTACAATTAGCCAGAGTTCCTCGGCGATCATATTTAGGTAAGTATCGTCGGCTTACTCCATCTCAAAATCGCTGGGTTAGATCCCTTCTTAATCACTGGGGCTCTGTATTTGGGGGGAGTGGAACTGAACACCTTTCAGGTGGCGGCGGGATGTGGTCAATGATAATAACCGGGTGGACTGGGGAGCAGCAGGAAAAAATCACTGATGTACTCGCCAAGCTTCGCAAGATGGGTTACGAGGGTGCAAACCTCATAGTCATGGCAAAAGCGCTTCTATGGCCTAAAAAATCACTATCTGACATCATCGGTAATGCAATTGATCAGGATGAAGCTGACTTTATGGAAGCAATAATCCTTAAAGCGTTTCCAAAAGAGACGATGATTTACACCATTGGTAAAAACTACTACAAAAGCCGGCAGCCAATGGTTGATATGGCCAGATGGATGCAATATCACTACGCGCCATTTCTTACCGAAAAGCAGTGTATCGATAGGGTGAGGTGGTGCGTTGAGTTGTTTAACTCTGCTGTCTATTTCACACTTTGTGCAGAACTTAGCATCGAAAATGAGGTTAACGTGAAAAAAGACTTGAAAATAAGTTTTGAAACTGCATAATTCATGTATGCTCGGACGTCAAAGGCGAAAGAGCGAGGTGAAAACAAATTGGTCGGCAAGCCATCAGTAAAAAGCAGTAAGACAGCGGCAGTCTTTAAAAGCAACGTGACGGCTCGAAAGTGAGCAAAAATTCAAGCCCGAGGTTAACGCCTTGGGCTTTTTTATGCCTGCAATCCGCTCAGGGCTCTTGGGTAAAGACGTGCTGCACGACACGTTAAAGCCCTACACGCGCAGAGTCCTGAATCAGATTGCTGGTTTAGCTCAGCAGGTAGAGCGCCTGCCTTGTAAGCAGGATGTCGGCGGTTCGATTCCGTCAACCAGCACCAATTCAGCGCCATTAGCTCAACCGGAGAGAGCAATAGCCTTCTAAGCTATCAGTTTCAGGTTCGAGTCCTGAATGGTGCACCAGATAATGGCCTGACCTGATAACGGGTTCATACCCCAACTTATCAGGGGCGCTGCTGCAACAGCGTCGCAGGCCGCCAGACCCAGCCAGGGTATTTTCGGTCATCACCGACATTGCTATTACCCTCATGCTTATTGCCCGCCTTATAGCGGGCTTTTTTATTATCAGGTCCCGCAGGAATCATCATCGACACGCTTCGTTGTTAAATCCAGCCTGACGGGCCTGACCCTTTTCAAACACACAGCTTCCCGATCTTTCATCGGAGGCGGTAACTATGGCTAAACGTATGCAAGACAAAGAGAGCATTGCCGGGATGTCCTGGCTGGTTCTGCTGATCATTGCTTGCTGGGGTGGACTTGTCCGCTACCTGATAGATGTGAAGCAGAGCAAGGCAACATGGAGCTTGATCAATGCTCTTGCCCAAATGGTGGTTTCAGGGTTTACCGGCGTTATTGCTGGCCTGGTGAGCATTGAAAGCGGACTGAGCATTTACATGATACTGGCCACTTCCGGAATTAGCGGGGCAATGGGTTCTGTTGCTTTGACCTATTTCTGGGAGCGCATCACCGGAGTTAAGGCGCCATGACAGCAGATCAGATTATCGAGGGCATCCTCGGTAAAGAAGGGGGTTACGTAAATAACCCGAATGATAAAGGCGGCCCAACGCGCTGGGGCATCACGCAGACCACCGCCCGCGCATATGGCTATAGCGGCGATATGAAGGCGTTACCACGGGAAACTGCCAAAGCCATTTACCTGTCGCAATACTGGACTGAACCGAAATTCGACCGCATCGCCGAGTTGTCGCCAGCCATTGCGCAGGAGTTATGTGATACCGGCGTGAACATGGGGCCGCGCGTCGCCAGTACATTCCTGCAGCGCTGGTTATCAGCGCTGAATATGCAGGGCAAGCTATATCCGGATCTGAAGACGGACGGCGCGATCGGCAACATCACCATCGCTGCCCTGAAAAGTTATCTCGCCGTTCGTGGCAAAGATGGTGAAAACACGCTGCTGAAGGGGCTGAATTGTAGCCAGGGTGCCCGCTATCTTGAGCTTGCTGAAGCTCGGGCGGCAAATGAAGATTTTCTCTATGGTTGGGTAAAGGAAAGAGTGGAACTATGAACTATCTCATTAATCGACTGAAAGAGCCTTCAACCTGGCGCGGCATCATCCTGGTCATTGCTGGCGTATTTGGTTATCAGCTGCCTCCGGGCATTCAAGAAACTGTCATCGCTGGCGGCGTAGCACTGGCTGGCGTTGTTGGCGCGGTGATGCCGGACAGCGTTAAGAAATGACCGCGCGATAGGCATTACAGAGCCACTTCCAGAGGTGGCTCGACAATGTCACAACGAGGTAATCCATATGCGCACTACTGGGATCCTAATGGCGGAAATTACGCTTCGCCCATACATGAAGCCGCTGTTCATCCTTTCAGTGCTTTTGCGCTGGGGCTGGCTCACTAAGAAGTGTATCCGGATCACCCCCTGTAATTGGCAAACAGGCGTAAATATAAAGTTCTGCAAATGGTGCCATAAAAGCGCCATTGACAGAGTTTTATGTAAGTTTTATGCGCTACCTGTTAAAAAGTTTCCCGGTAAGTATTCAATCAACCCAGAGGAATGTTCTGTATGGCTGATTTTGAAGACCGCAGGCCATACCCTCCCGTCAATTTCACTGGTGAGAACTGGCTGCCGTATACCCGGCTGATTCCTGCCACAGAAATCGGCGAATGGGTTAACCAGAACATCCTCTCCGAAGACGGGCGAATCCATAACCCTGACCACGAACACCTCGTTAGCGCGCTGGCTGATGCTGACATTACGTTCATGTGGGCCTCTGGCTCATTCGCCAAAAGCGGCCGCATTGTGCTTGGTCAGTGCGAGCAGGTAATGATGCGCGCTGGCGGCTGGCAGAAGTCCCGCATGGAGCAGCAGATGCATGAATGGTTCGGTCGCATACCGAAGTTCATCATCACCCTGGCTGCCGACTACTGCGAGCAATGCAACGATCTGGAGTTCTGCGCACTGGTTGAGCATGAGCTTTACCACATCGCCCAGGCTACCGATGACTATGGCGCACCGAAGTTCAACAAAGAGACCGGAATGCCGGTACTCAAACTTCGCGGCCATGACGTCGAGGAGTTCGTCGGAGTAGTTCGGCGTTACGGCGCCAGCAAAGATGTGCAGGAAATGGTGGATGCGGCGAACAGGCCGGCGGAGGTCGCTCATATCGATGTTGCCAGGGCGTGCGGGACGTGCATGCTGAGGCTGGCGTGATTTTATACTGCTTTATACGGACGGTGGGTTATGGCTGCACTAAAACCAGAAGTGAGAGCCTTTATCGTTCAGGAGCTCGCTTGCTTTGATACGCCATCCCAAATCGTCGATTCCGTACAAAAAGAATTCAAGGTTCAGGTGACGCGCCAGCAAGTGGCATCACATGACCCGACAAAAGTAGCAGGAAAAGGCCTTGCGCAGAAATGGGTCGACCTCTTCAACCATACCCGTGACCGCTTTCTCAACGAAATCTCCGACATCCCGATCGCCAACAAAGCCTACCGCCTGCGCGTCCTGCAGCGGATGTCGACGACTGCCGAAGGTATGAAAAACCTTGGCATGACAGCTCAGTTACTGGAGCAGGCAGCAAAAGAGGTTGGCGACGCCTACAGCAACAAGCAAAAGGTCGAGCTGACCGGTAAAGACGGCGGCCCACTGAATCAGGTGACGTACACCGCTGAAGACTATGCGAAGGCCCAGCAGAAGCTGGAGGGAAGGTTAGAAGGGCTGGACTGATATGAGCGGAATTATCGAGTGGGATGACCTGTCATTCCCGGAGCGCGTGATCATCCGTTCAAAGTCCACGAAGTCATTCCTGAACTTCACCCGGATATGGTTTGAGCTCATTCAGGGCGATCGGCTGCTGGTCAACTGGCATCACCGCCTGATGGCTTCGAAAATTGATGATCTGCTTGCCGGGCGCCTTGTCCCGCGAAACCTGATTATCAACATCCCGCCTGGCGGTACGAAAACAGAGTTCTTCTCCATCCACTTTCCGGCGTATGTCAACGCACTGGTGCAGGAGAAGCGGCTTAAACGCTTTCGCAACCTGAATATCTCTTTTGCTGACACGCTGGTAAAGCGTAACAGCCGGCGCACCCGCGACATTATCGCCAGCCGCGAATACCAGGAGTTCTGGCCCTGCTCGTTTGGTGTCAACCAGGCTGAAGAGTGGGAGATAAAGGACGAACGAGGGCGTTCAATAGGGCAAACGGTATCGCGCTCAAGCAACGGGCAGATCACCGGTGGTCGTGGTGGCTACTACGGCCCTGAGTTCTCCGGCATGGTGATGCTGGACGACTACAACAAGCCCGTGGACATGCTCAGCGAGTCCCGGCGTAAAAGCGCGAATACGCTGCTGGTAAACACCATTCGCTCACGCCGCGGCGATAAGTCGAAAGAACACCCGACGCCATTTGTAAGCATCCAGCAGCGCCTGCACACCGACGATGCAACGGGATTCATGCTTGCCGGCGGAATGGGCGTGCCGTTTCACCATGTCGCCATACCGGCCATGATCGACGAGAAGTACATCCAGTCGCTCGATGAGCCATGGCGCTCCCTCTGCTGGGAGACGGTCAAAGATACCGATTCGGTGGTCGTGGGTGGCGTTCGCTACTGGTCTTACTGGCCGCAGATGGAAGACGTCAACGACCTCCTGCAACTGTGGGAAAAGGATCGCTATACCTTCCTGTCGCAATACCAGCAAAACCCGATGGCGCTGACTGGCGGGATCATCGACACCAGCTGGTTCAGAACGTACACCACGCTGCCGAAGCTTACGCATCGTGCTGTGTACGTCGATACGAACAGCGGCAAGGTAGAGGACTGGCTGGATTACACCGTGTTTACGCTGGCTGGCATGGGCGTGGACGGGAATCTTTACATCATCGATGTCGTCCGCGGTCGATGGGACCCGGAGGACCTCCTGAAGACAGCGGAAGAGGTTTGGGAGAAATGGCGCCTGTCCGGGTCCATGCGGGTTATGCCGCTTCGCCATATGGCCATTGAAGAGAAACAGGCCGGTCAGGGCCTCATCACCACCCTGAAAAAGCGCAGCCAGACGCCCGGCCAACTCGCTATCCCGGTAAGGGAAATTCCCCGTGGAACCGGGCAGAACAAGCTTGTTCGCTGCCTGAACGTTATTCCGCAAATCAAAACCGGGAAAGTCTTTGTCCCCGCAACGCACACCGACGACGGCCAGAAGCTATCCAGCATCTTCTACGAAGACGGGACGATCGCAGGCTCAACAGACTGGGTGCTGACGGCGATGACGGAATGCGCCGCTTTCTCCGCTGATGACAGTCACGACAACGACGACATCCTTGACACCTGGATGGACGCAATCGACGACAACCTGATTTCCGGCCCGCAGCCGATGGTTATCGACCCGAATCAACTCAGGAGAATTTAAGTGTGGTGGTTTAAAAAGAAAGAAGTCGCCGCGCCTGAGCCGGCTAAAGAACCTGAAGCGCCGAAAGTCGGGATTAGGCCGGAAGCTGTGGCCGACGTCCGCGCAGCGCCGAGAAGAGAGTTTCAGCGCTACGAACCTCCGAAAGGCGTAATCCCCGAGGCCATCAAAAGCGCCATTCTGGCAATGGACTCCACGCCTTACGATGCCCTCAATGCTGCGTATGGCGGTTACGGCTATGGCGACTTCGAGAGCTTCCCCGGCTATCCGTACCTGGCCACGCTGGCGCAGAAACCTGAATATCGCAAGATGGTGGGCACCATTGCGGAAGAAATGACCCGCAAATGGATAAAGCTCAAAACCGTCGGCGATGAAGACAAAGCGGATCGGGTAAAGAAACTCGAAGAGGCCATGAAGCGGTTTAAGGTGCGCGAGCGCTTTAAAGAGGCCGCAGAGCATGATGGCTACTTCGGCGGCGGTCAGATTTACATCGACGTTCGTTCGCCGCGGGGAATCTCCGCATGGATGGACGACAATGAGCTGCAATCGAAACTCTTCATGAGCGACAAGAAGATCACGAAAGGCAGCCTCCAGGGTTTCCGGGTAATTGAGCCTATCTGGACCTACCCGGGGATTTATAACTCCGACAACCCGCTGAGCCCGGATTTCTACAAGCCGACGCAGTGGTTTGTCATGGGCCGGACCGTACATGCAAGCCGCATGATTGACTTCGTTTCTCGGCAGGTGCCTGACCTGTTGAAGGCATCGTATAACTTTCGCGGCCTGTCTCTCTCACAGATCGCCGAGCCTTACGTGAATAACTGGCTACGCACCCGCGATAGCGTCAGCGATATGATTCACTCGTTCTCTGTTCCGGTAATCGGAACAAATATGAGCACTATCCTACAGGGCGGTGCGGCAGATGGCCTTCTGGCAAGGCTTGACGTCTTCAATCGATGCCGCGATAACCGTGGCGCATTCGCAAAAGACAACAATCCTACCCAGCCAGAAACGGTTGAGTTCGTTAACGCTCCGCTTAACGGTCTGGATGCCCTGCAGGCCCAATCGCAGGAGCAGATGTCATCGGTATCAAGCATTCCGCTGGTCAAACTATTGGGCATTACGCCCAATGGCCTCAATGCATCGTCTGACGGCGAAATCCGCGTTTTCTACGATTACATTCACGCCCTACAGCAGTCTGTTTTCAAAGACAACCTGAAGCGTGTGATGGACATCATTCAGCTCTCTGAGTTTGGCGATATTGACGACGGGATCACCTTCGACTTTGAGCCGCTGTACGAGATGAGCGCTAAAGAGCGGGCGGAAATCCGCAAGGTAGACGCGGACACTGACGCTGTCTATGTGGCTGCCAGCGTACTTTCTGGCAACGAAGTCCGCGAAAAAATTGCCGGTGATCCTGACTCTCCTTATCACTCTCTGGACCTGAATGATGACCTCGAAATCGAAGACGACTACGACGAAGAGGAAGAAGCAGACCCTGACGATAAGGGCGGTTCATCCTAACGCTGGCGTCGAAGCATGGTACCGCCGCCAGCTTGATAAGCAGGTGCAGGAAATGCAGGTGTCCGTCGTCTACTGGCTCTCGGCAAACTACCGGGCCAGTGGTGCGGCGGTTGCCATGGATGCGTCGCCGGCAGTGATGATGCGCAACGCGATGCAGAAGCTGGCTAAGCGCTGGGCGCGGCGTTTTGATGACATGGCGCAAAAGCTGGCCGACAGGTTCGCTAACGATGCCATGAAGAACGCAGATGTATCGCTGGCCAGGGCCTTTAAAGACGCGGGATTTACCGTCGAGTTCAAAATGACCTCGCAGATGAATAACGCGCTTCAGGCGACCATCGCCGAAAATGTCGGCCTTATCCGATCCATCCCGGAGAAGTATTTCACTGAGGTGGAAGGACTGGTTATGCGGTCGGTAGCACGTGGGCGCGACCTGTCATACCTCACCGATGAGCTTCAGAAGCGATACGGGATTACCCGGCGCCGGGCGGCGTTCATAGCCAGAGATCAGAATAACAAGGCAACCTCAGTCGTTCAGTCTGCACGGCAGCAAGCGCTTGGCATTACGCAAGGCATCTGGAAGCACTCCCACGCAGGCAAAAAGCCTCGCCAGTCCCATGTGAAAGCTAATGGCCAGCTGTTTGACCTCTCGAAAGGGATGCTCATTGATGGCGAGCACATCATGCCCGGCGAATTACCAAATTGTCGTTGCACCTGGGAGGCTGTCATTCCAGGGCTTTCAAAACAGGATTGATCAATGAAGCCTACAGAGTGCTTAGCTTTCGATCGCGCCTCTGTGCGCACCATCGACGCAAATGGCCGCCTTCAGATTTCACGAACGAATATCAGTAAGGCAAACGTCAATGCCTACTATGGACGCGAGATACCAAGAAGCGAAGAGCTTGGGCTCGAACCTGACAAACTTTACCGGCTTTGGCGCCACCCGGACGAGCTCCGGAAAGCAGCCAAAACCTTCAATAACATCCCCGTGCTCAGTAAGCACATCCCCGACTTTCCCACCGACCCGCCCAATGAATTTCGTGTTGGCGTGACGCACTCCAATGCTGAGTTTGACGGCACGTATCTCACGGTTGGCATGTCTATCTGGGATAACAGCGCGATTGCTGGAATTGAGAGCGGAGAGCAGCGAGAGCTATCTGCATCGTATAAGTACGTCGCAGACATGACCCCGGGTGTTACCCCTGACGGCGAGCCTTATGACGGCGTTATGCGTGACATTTTCGGAAACCACGAAGCGTTGGTCCCTGACGGCCGCGCAGGGCCAGATGTACTGGTCGCAGATTCATTACCACCGGAGCTTAATCACATGCGTAAACATAAGGTAGCGGCGATCCGCGCCACCCTTAAGCCACTCCTGGCGCAGGATGCTGATCTGGAGGCAGAAGTCCGCAAAGCTCTTCTGGCTCTTGATGAGGCCGAAAAGGAAGACGAAAAAGAAAACAAACCCGCCGACGACGAAGACGACGACGAGAAGGATAAGAAAAAAACGGCGGACGATGAGGACGACGAAGACGACAAGGACAAAAAAAAAACCGCCGATGACGAAGACGATGAAGAAGACGACAAAGTCTCCAAAACGGCGATGGACTCTGCGATTCGTCTGGCAGCCGACAGCGCGACCAAAAAGGCAGCGGAAAACTTCCGCAAGGTTCGCGAAGCCGAACAGATTGTTCGCCCGCTGATCGGCGACGTCGTTGCCATGGACTCAGCTGAAGATGTCTATCGCACCGCGCTTGAGCAAAGCGGCGTGGATATCGCAGGCGTTCACCCGTCCGCTTATCCGGCGATGGTCAAAATGGCGATCAGCCAGAAAGAAAATTCACGCCCTGTCATTGCGCAGGATTCCGCTTCCGTCAGTGAGTTCGAAAAAGCATTCCCGACCGCTGGCAAACTGAAACGAGGTTAACATGGCAGGTTTTCAGACACGAATTAACCAGTATCCGGCCCCCGGTGTCGAAGGGGCCTTTGCTGGCACTAACCCTCACGCGACCTATCAGGCTGGCGAGGGTGCTCTGGTTGCCGGTGAGGACGGCCTGACTGTCGGCCGCTTTGCCTGGGACGTCGACGGCGTGGCTTCCAATGCCGGTAGCGGTGTTCCGTCTGGTTTTGTCCATCGTGATGGGCAGGCGTCGATCACCATCTGGCTGGGTCAGGCATCCATGCTTATCCAGCCGGGCCGCGAAATCACCCTGATGGTTGCCGGTGACTTCTGGGCCAAAACGTCAACCTCTGCCACCCGCGGGCAGAAGGTTTTTGCATCCCTGACTACCGGTGAGGTGCAAATCGCAGCGGCCGGCGCAACCGTGGCCGGTTTTATCGAGACCGAATTCTATGCCGCAAGCGATTGTGACGCTGGCGAGCTGGTCAAAATCAGCACCTGGAGCAAGTAATGAACGAATTTCAGCGACACTACGCCGCAGCCAGCGGGAAATATGGCATTGTGCTGCCTGGCGCGAAGGACTACCTGAAGCCGGAGTTTGCGGAGAATTACGCGCTGGCGATGGACGCCCAGCCGCAAATGGTTACTGCGAATAACGCCGGTATCCCGGCCTACTTCACGAACTATGTCGATCCGGAACTCATCCGCGTTCTCGTTACGCCGATGAAGGCCGCAGAGATTATCGGTGAAGTGAAAAAAGGCGACTGGACCACGCTGACCTCGCAGTTCCCGATCGTCGAGTCGACTGGTGAAACCAGTGCTTACGGCGACTTTAACAACAACGGCATGACGTCCGCCAACGTCAACTGGGTGCCGCGCCAGTCGTTCCATTATCAGACTCACACCCGCTGGGGTGAGCGCGAGCTGGACATGTACGGCGCCGGTCGTATCGGCTATGCCGCCGAGCTCAACGTTGCCTCTGCGCTTGTGCTGAATAAGTTCCAGAACAAGTCGTACTTCTACGGCATCGCAGGGCTTGAAAACTACGGCATGCTCAACGATCCGTCCCTGAGCGCGCCGGTAACTCCGGCAGCGACTGGTTCCGGCGGTGGCGTTACCTGGGCATCGAAAGACGGACAAGCCGTATATGACGACATCTCTGGTCGTCTCTATAAGCAACTGGTCTCTCAGACCAAAGGCCTGGTAGAGCGCACCGATCGCATGGTGCTCGGCATGTCGCCGGAAATGGAAGTGAACCTGACCAAGACGAACCAGTACAACGTGAACGTCACTGATCAGCTGAAGAAAAACTTCCCGAACCTGCGTATCGAAACCGCTGTTGAATACAGCACCGACGCAGGCGAGCTTGTGCAGCTTATTGTTGAGCGTCTGGGTGAGCAGGACACCGCTTACGCAGCATTCACCGAGAAGATGCGCGCCCACGCTGTCGTGGTTGAAGAGTCTTCCTGGCGGCAGAAAAAATCTGGTGGCACCTGGGGTGCAATCATTCGTCAACCGCTGGGCATTGCCAGCATGATCGGGGTGTAACATGGCCGAAACAGTAACTGTAGGATGCAAACTGCCGAACGGCCTGATCCTGGAGCAGGGCGGGTACAAAGTGGAGCTTAACGGCTCCAACTCCTCTATCGTTGTCGGCGGCTACGGCCTGACCGAAAACGTAGACAAGGAAGCCTTTGAGGCGTGGCTGGCAGTACATGCTGATCAGCCATACGTTCGCAAGGAGCTGGTGTTTGCCCAGGCGAAAACCAGCAGCGCCCAGGCGAAAGCGAATGAAAACGCTTCGGAAAAAACCGGTCTGGAAGGTCTGGATCAGAACAATCCGGCCCCGGGCATTGAGAAGGCGGACAAAAAATAATGGCGATCGTTGTCTTTGATGTTGCCGCATTTCGTGAGCGTTATCCGGAGTTCGATGCCGTAAGTGAAACGCTGCTTAATGCGTACTTCACGGAGGCAACGATTTACCTGAATAACACGGACAGCAGCCCGGTAAAAGATATCTCTATCCGGGCTCTTTTCCTGAATATGCTGGTTGCGCACATTGCTGCGCTGAATTCAGGCGTAAACGGCGAAAAGGCTTCTGGTCTGGTAGGTCGGGTGGCAAGCGCATCGGAGGGATCTGTATCGGTTTCGACTGACGCGGGTCCTTCCAGCGCGTCATCGTGGTGGTATCTCCAGACGCCATACGGTGCGGCTTACTGGCAAGCCACGGCTCCTTATCGCACTGTGCGATATGTCCCTGGCTCATCCCCTTCCATGTACCCTGGGCATTACAACCGCCGTTCATTCATCCGGAGGTAGCTATGGATGGAATGTCAGGCGGCGACAAGCTGATGGAGCACCTGCAGTCGATCGCAAAGGGTCTGTCCTCTGGCGATGATTTAAAGGTGGGTTTCCTTGAGGGGGCTAAGTACCCCGACGGGACGCCGGTAGCGCTTGTGGCGGCCACCAACGAATTCGGCGGTACGGTGAAAATCCCGGCGCATACCAGGGATTTGAACTTTTACGTTCGCCGCGATGGCGTTTCGCGCTTCGCAAAGCCATCGAAGGCCAATTTCGCGCAGTCAGTAATGATACCCGAGCATATCGTAACGATCCCATCCCGACCGTACTTCAGGAAGACCATTTCCGAACATGGGCCGGAGTGGGGCGGGGAGCTTGGGAAGCTCATGAAGGCCAACGATTTTGACGCCAGAAAAAGCCTGGCTCTGATGGGGGAGCGGATTAAGGGGCAGATTCAGTCGTCAATCATCGCCTTTTCTGAACCGCCGAACGCAAAAAGCACGGTCGACAAAAAAGGGTTTAATGACCCGTTAATCGACTCCGCTCACATGCTGAACTCGGTCGACTACGAGGTGAAAGAGTGAATCTGCATTCCATAGTGCGTAGCGCCATTAGCGCGGTCAATCCTCGCGTCGAAGCGCAAATTTATCGCTCATCCGGGCCCGTCAAAAACCCAGATTATTCGACCTCGCCGGGTTTCGATCCGCCAGTGACGATGATGGTGCAGAAGCAGGCGTTAAGTCAGGAAGATATCAGGCATATGGATAACATGAATATCCAGGGTGTACTGGTAAGCATCTGGACGGATGGCAACTGGTGCGGGATTAACAGGGATCGGCAGCAGGGTGGGGATAAGTTCGTTATCGGCAATGAAACATGGCTGGTTGTGGCTGTTCCTGAAGTCTGGCCGGACTGGACGAGGGTCATCGCATGTCAACAATTGACGTAGGCCTGCAGGTCACTGAAAGCGATCTGTTTAAGGCGACCGGCGATTTCCTTTCAGCTCTTTTCCCGGACGCAGAAGTCACGCAGACACAGCAAAACCAAACCCCAATGCCGAAAGGCGGTTTCATTACCATGACGCCGCTTTTTCTGACTGACTTCTCAACCAGTGCTGTCAATTACGAGTATGACGGCGTGAGTGATTACGGGCGCGCAGAACTTCGCCGCGTTGATGAATGGCAATGTCAGCTCGATTTCTACGGAGATCAGGCGCAAAACAATGCCACCATCTTTTCGCGCATTGCCCGCTCCGAATTCGCATGCACCTGGTTCAGGGAAAACGCAAATGTCCTGGTACCGCTTTATTCCGGCCCCCCGCGGCAAACCTCGATGATCAACGGCGAGAAACAGTGGGAATCCCGCTGGACGCTTGAATTCCACGCAAACCCGCTGATTGTCGTCAGCGTTCCTCAGCAGTTTATGACAGGCGCAGATGTGATATCGCAGCCGGTCGACGTGAGATTTCCTCCGGAGAAATAATAAATGGCAATTTCGCTATCAAAAATCGCCCAGATGCTTCCCGGCGTACTGAAGGCGACAGGGACAGCTATTGATCTCAATGGCCTGTTCCTGACCGACAGCGCATACGCGCCGGTTGGTGCAGTACCCTCATTTTCCAGTGCGGATGAGGTAAAGGCGTACTTCGGCAGCGCGTCGATTGAGTACACCGCCGCGGTGCTGTATTTCGCCGCATTCAACGGTAAAACACAGATGCCTGGCAAGCTGTATTTTAGCCGATTCAATACCGCAGCAGTGGCGGCATTCCTTCGTTCCGGATCGCACGCCGCGACCACGCTGGCACAGCTCAAGTTGCTTTCGGGTACGCTGACTCTGACCGTTGACGGCACAGAGGAGACTTCTGCGGCTATCAACCTCAGCGGCGCCACCAGTTTTGATAACGCGGCAGAGCTGATTGAAACCGGCATTGGCTCCTCGGTTGTAGTGACCTGGGATAGCGTGCTGAAGAAATTCATCATCACCCCTGCCACCACAGGCGTGGATAGCACCATTACCTTTGCCGATGAAGGTACGCTGGCCACAGGTCTGAAACTGACCGAAGCGACCGGCGCGGTGATCTCTCAGGGTGCGGCGCCGGCAGTGGTTGACGATATCTTTACTGCCATTCTGGCCAAAGAGCAGGACTGGGTAACATTCTCCACGACGTTCGCTGTCACCAAAGACCAGGCTAATGCGTTTGCTCTCTGGACAAACAGCCAGAACCACCGCTTTTCCTATGTCCCATGGGACGCATCAGGAACGGCAATCGTGGCGGGCAGCTCGAATGCACTGGTGTACGACATCATCAACACCTACGCCTATAACGACATCTGCCCGGTGTATGGTTATCCGAACCACGCAGCAAACGCTATGGGGTTTGTGGCTGCGCTGAACTTCACGCAGGCCAATGGGCGCTGTTCTCTGAATGGTCGTCAGGTGTCCGGCCTGCTGCCGATCATCAGCAACGATACTGATTACGAGGCGGCTAAGGCCAACGGCTATAACTTCTACGGCAACTATGCCTCGAATGCGGTCGAAACCAACCAGTGGGCGCCTGGATCTATTACCGGTGATTATGCGTGGCTTGACGCCTGGGCTGGTCAGGTATGGGTAAATGCTCAGCTTCAGGCGGCTCTCGTTGCGCTGTTCCAGCAGGCGAGCAATCTGCCTTACGCAGCAGCCGGGAAAGCTCGTATTGAGTCGTGCATGAAGCCGACCATTGAGCAATTCAGAGCATGGGGTGGCATGACGGCGGGAACCGATCTTGACCAGTCGCAGATCGACCAGATTAACGCCATCGCTGGCGTCGATGTTACGGATTCGCTTCTGGCTGAAGGGTATTACGTCTATATCGGCCCGTTCACCCCGGCAATGCGCGCCGCGCGTACCAAGCCAACGGTTTACTTCTGGTACACCGACGGCGGGATCATCCAGGGTATCACCGTTAACAGCGTGGAGGTGCAGTAATGGCCGGTCAAAATATTACGTCGGCAGACGCCATCATTGAGTTGGTAATCGCTGAGCTCTACCCATCCGGGTTTAACCTGGAGCAGTTCGAAGCGCAAAACATCTTCGAAATGGGTGATACCGACACGGCAGAGTACCAGCGTACTGCTGACGGTAAACTGCTGGGTGGTTTTATTTATGGTGATCTGCCGTGGACATTCCATCTGGCGGCATCATCCCCGTCGATTAAGTACATCGACAACTGGCAAACCACTCAGATGACCACGCGGTCTGTGCTGCGTGTCAATGGGACGGTGATCCTGCCATCGCTGGGCAAAAAGTACATCATGACCAACGGCATCCTGCAGCGCGCGCGCCGTATGCCGTCTGCCGGCCGTGTGCTTCAGCCGGTAACTGGGCTTATCCAGTGGGAAACTGTCACTCCGGCAGACTACTCAGCGTAAAAAAATCAGCCCGGCTAGGTCCGGGCTTTTTTATACCCGCAACAAATCGCGCACTCGCGTGCGTCTTCCCACAAGAGCTTTCCGTAGTGTGAGTCTGAGACAGGGCGGTGGATTTCATCGTTCCGCTCTTGGCCGCCCACGTCTACGCGAGCAGGCTCACACCACAGAAAGGTAAACACGATGAAGTATCCAACCGTATCAGTAAACGGCGTCTCTGTTCGTGTCGACAATGAGGGACGCTATAGCCTTAATGATCTCCATGCGGCCGCCGTGGCGAATGGGGAAGCTACAGAGTCCCAGCGCCCAAGTGTATTCCTCAGAAGCGCCCAAATAAAACGCTTCATCAAGGCGCTTCAATCCAAAGCACTAAAAAGTGCTTCGGAACAAAATCAACCGCTTAAGGTGATAAAAGGCGGCTCTGAATCAGGAGCGTGGGGCGTCGAGCTACTTGCCATTCGCTACGCCGCCTGGATTAAGCCGGAGTTCGAAATTGAAGTGTATGAGGTATTTCGAACCGTTGTACGTTTGGGGATCGGCGCCATGTCCAGGCTGAATAAAATCGACCATATCATCAACACTGAAACCAAAGCGATTAGTCAATGCGCAAGCCAGATGGCCAGGTGGGGAGTAGGTGGCCGCAAGAAATTGCTCCACGCAGCACGCGAGCGTGTAGCTGATGAGGTGCAGATGTATTTGCCCGGTATCGCATGAATGCAAACGGCCCACTACGGTGGGCTTTTTTATTGCCAGATAACTCATTCAGGAAACAAAAATGGCTCGTAAAAGCATCGTATTTACGGTTGAGGCAGATAACCGTGACAAGGGTAAGCAGTTCAAAATCACCGAAATGCCGGCGCGAAAAGCAGAAGAATGGGCGATCCGCCTGGCGTGCGCTGTGATTGGCGCCGGGGTTACCGTTCCCGACAATATGATGGCGGCCATCGGTGCCGCGGTGGCTCCGGCCCCGGCCGAGGAAAATGCAGAAGCACGCGAGCTGTACGAAAGCGTAATGGCCAGCGGTATGGCCGGTCTCGCTCAGTGGGGCATCACTTCACTGGCTAAAGTTCCGTTCGCACAGTCTAAGCCTCTGCTTGATGAGTTGCTTGGCTGTGTGAAATTCATCGGCGGTAATGGTATCGAAACGGCGCTTGTTGACGAAGGACAGATAGAAGAAATCAGCACCTGGTCGCGCCTGAAAATTGAAGCCTTCAAACTCCATATCGCTTTCTTAGCAGCCACCGCAAGTTAGAAATCCCCTTATCCGTCCCGGAAGACTCAGATCGTGGCTTCATTCAGTACGAGAACGTGCCGCGCAGTATCGCCGCGGTGATCTCCGGGAAAATGGCGACACTCCACGAACTGGACACGGTATACAGCGTCCAGGATATGTGGTGGCTGATTGAAATAATGACCGTGGATAACACCAACAGAGCCATAGCGGAGAGTGATCATGGCAGCAACGGTAATTGACGCCCTCCTGGTGACGCTGGGCCTTGATACGTCTGACTTCCGTAAGGGGCAGAAAGACGTTAGCGATGACCTCAAGAAGCAGCGTGAGGATGCGAAAAAAACCGCCAAGGAAATGGCGGAGCAGGGCAAGAAAGCCGCTTCGTTCTTCAGCAGCATAAAGACGGAATTGCTGGCACTAACTGGTGTTACTGTCACTGCCGGCGGCCTGATAAGCTTTGTGAAAAGCACCACTTCCGGCCTGATGGAATTGTCCGTTCAGGCTAAAGCGTTAGGGATGACAGCCAAAGAGCTAGATGGCGTAGGCAAGGCGGCAGAGGCGGCCGGTAGTTCCGTAGAAAAAATTAACGCTGCTTTGCAGGGGTTTCAATCAGCAAAGGAGCAGGCTAAAAGTGGGGTATATAATACACCTGTTACAGAGGCTGCGATCAGACTCAACTCATTGACACATGATAGTTTCAATGTGAGAGACGATTCTGTACAAACCACGTTCAGGAAAATACTGGAGTCGGCAAGGAAAGTTACCGATCCAGATATTCGCCGTCAAATTCTTCAGTCCGTAGGCATTGACGATGCGGTTAACCAGCGCAACCAGGAAGGGCAATTCCTGCCTGACGTTGATCGCCTGACCAAAAGCTCCGGCATCACAGACGCCTCAACCAAAGGCGCAAAGGAATTTACAGCTGCATGGGCGGAGCTGGGCCAAAATCTCGACACGGTAAAAAACCAGATTTACGTGGGCTTGATACCAACCATTCGCGATCTGAATGGTCTCCTCATAGAGTGGTCGTCTGGTAACGCAAAATCCTCTTCATTCTTCAAAGAGCTGAAGCGGGACATTAACGACATTACTGGTATTGACCTTGGTAGTTGGACGCTATCAGGCGATCTGCGCAACCTAAAAGATAACTTTTCCATGCTCGGAAAAGTGCTCAATCACCTGGGTAACGCTTTAAACGAGCTCAATAACGGCAACTTCTCCAAGGCTGCCGATGAGTTTAAAAAGGCGTGGTACGGCACTGAAGACGGAAAGCCTACCGGCAATGATGCGCTGCCCGGAGTGACGAAGGCGGCCGAGCAGGCGCTGAAGAAAAACGGCGGCACGCTGGATTTTAAACCTGATCAGGACTCTGCGTATCTAAGCCCGCAGCAGCAGGCAACGCAGAAAATGCTGGATGCAGTTAAGTTTCAGCCGCTTCCTGAACAGCGCAGGCAGCAGCAGGATGAAAGAGACTATTGGGAAAGCACCAAAAATCTCCTTTCAAAAATCGCTGATGCCCTGATCTCTCCAGCTGGCGCGGCAACAATGCAGCCAGATACCTCGGGATACCAGCCAAACGTCCCGCTTAACGCGCAGGCCGCTCGCCTTGGCGCCAAAGGAAAGGCATTTCTTCAGGCGATGGCTGGCGAATTCGGGGCGCTGGAAGGTAAATATGGACTCCCCGCCGGGCTGCTGTCTTCGGTGGCTGGCACTGAATCAGGTGGCGACCCGTTCGCAGTATCCCCCAAAGGGGCGAAAGGCCCATTCCAGTTTATGGATGGAACTGCCAGAGACTTGGGTTTGAAAGGGATGGACGTTTATGACCCCCACAAGTCAGCTGATGCCGCTGCAAGATACCTGCGCTATCTGCTGGATGCTACTGGTGGCGATCTGGAAAAAGCTCTTGCCTCCTATAACTGGGGGCTCGGAAACGTCCAGAAGAAAGGCATGGATAACCTGCCGTCGGAAACTCGCAATTACGTCCCTAAAGTCATGGCCGGAATGCGTCCCGGCGCCGGGATGGCCGTAGATCGCGCGATGCCCGGGCAGTCCGGTGCGACTTATCAGTTTTATGGCACCAAAATCACCACCCAGGCCCAGAACGTGGAACAGCTTACCAGCGACATCAAAAAGCACGGCGACAACCGTGTCATGCTTTTGGCTGGCTACTCAGGACAATAACTCATGTCGTTTTCTCTGAATGTCTCGACAGTGCTATCCGCCATTCAGGGAGGAAGCCTGTTATCCGTCCTTAACAGCGCCCTGTCGCCAACTTACCGGATCACCTACAACACCGTTGACGAGTCGCTTTTGACGGCTGCAGCCGGGCAGGAGGTTTTCGCTCCGTCTGGCTGGGTTAGCGTTGATCGCTACGGTGATGCGGCGGTGACTAAGGGTCCGGTGGAAAAGGGCAGGTACACGTCCTACAACAAAGTGAAACAGCCGTCTGAACTGAGGATCATTTTTGCCCTTGAGGGGTGGACGGCTTTTTCTGGTTCACTGCCTAACCTGACCAATTTCTCTTTGCTGAGCCGGAACAATTTCATTCAGAAACTGGATGAGATGAAAAACACGGCCAGCACCTACAACATCGAGACACCGGACACGGTGTATTACAGCTACGATCTTACCCACTTCGATTACTTTGTGGGTTCGTATCGCGGGCAGACGTTGTTGATGGCGAACTGCACTTTCGAGGAGATCATGGACGGCGGGGAAGTCATGCTTTCAAATGCTGTTATTGAAGGGCCGCCGACCAACAACGCAAAAACCAACAATGGCGCCGCAGCATCAACGCAGGTGATCACAGGGGCAACGAAAGAGGTGACATTGAGCGATGTCAAGAATGCCTGGTCAAGTGCAGATACAACCTTATCAGACGCTCTCCAGACGACCGGGGCGGCGATTGTGTCTAACGTTAACTCGGCGGCCGAGTCGGTATCTAAGTCGTGGGACAGCTCTTCTACTGCAGTTTCTAAGCAGATAAAAAGCACCGTCTCCGACTTTCTGGAAAAGGTGATGTGACATGCAGGAAATTAGCTTATCACCGTCACTATCTCAAAAGGTCTATGTCACGCTTGGCGGCCAGAACTGCGCGATCAAGTTACATCAGCGTTCAACCGGGTTTTACGCCGATCTGTATGTCGACGACAAGCCGATATTTCAGGGTGTCCTCTGCCTGAACTGCGTTTACCTGGTTCGGTATAAATATCTGGGGTTCAGTGGCGATCTGGTTTTCGTTGACTCGAAAGGTACAGCCGATCCTTATTACGACGAAATTGGCACCAGATTCAAGCTGTATTATGCGACGAGCAGCGAGGTCGGCAGATGAGTTACAAGGAGAGAGAGCTTACCGTATCGTTCACGCTGGCCAACGGTACGTTTGACGGTGGCATTGGTAATACCCTGACGGTTAAAGGCTTCAAGTGTGAAGCAGCTATATCCGCATTTGGTGGCGCTACCGGTACGGTACTTGAACTTAGCCTCTGGGGACTCTCCCTGGAAAACATGTCCAAGTTGACAACCAACGCGCAAAAGATAGTCGCTTATGCGCAGAACTCAATTGTCGTTTACGCCGGCGACACCCGTGTTTTTTCCGGGTCAATAACATCTGCCAGGATTAACCTGAATCAGATGCCGGATGCGCCGATTGAGATAACTGCGGCGGCGGCCGGCAGGGAGCGCCTGATCCCCTGTGAGCCTACATCCATTCGCGGCGATGCTGATGTTGCTGATATGATTCGTGCTCTTGCCTTTAAGGTTGGTTTAAAGTTCGTTAACGTGGACGTTAAGGCTACTCATCGAAATCCATATTTCGATGACAATGCAATAATTCAAATATTAAAAATTGCGGCGGCACATGATATCTCTGTTGACATAGATTTTGGCACTGTCACAATTTATACAGGTAAAACACCGTCGGATTCAGTTGTTCCTTTAATTTCGCCAGAGCATGGACTTATTGGGTATCCAATATTTTATGAGATGGGTATTAACTTTCGCTGCATTTATTCACCGGCGCTAAAATTGAATACGAAGATCATCCTCAAAACAGACTTGCCACACGCTAGCGGCGAGTGGGTGGTGCAGGCGGGGACTACCCACTATCTGTCCTGTAAAGTGCCTGGTGGGCTTTGGGAGACGTTTGTTGTGGCATCTCCGGCATCTGTCATCGGAGGGAAAAGCAATGGCAACTAACCAAAAAGCTTCTGATATCTCCTGTCAGGGTAACGCGATCTTGTCCCTTATAGCCACGGCATCAAAGGGCAATGTTTTTGCAGATATTGTTCTGGTTAAAGATGTTGGTGATGGCGTTATGACTGTGCTACCTCTTGTGAGCGGCGCGAACGTTTCCGGGGGGGAGATCAAATGTCAGGAGGTATATGACATTCCCTTTATTCGGTATCAGGCCGGGAACAGCGCTGTAAAAATGACTCCCCGCATTGGCGATATTGGTCTGGTAATCGCCTGTGACAAAGATACAACCAATGTCAGAGCATCAAGGCAAAGTGGCCCGCCACCAACTCAGCGGCGCCACTCATACTCGGATGCTGTTTACATCACGGCGATCGCTAGCCTGAATGATGAGCCGACGGAGCTTGCAGAGTTCACCGGTAGCGGCATAAACATAAAGAGCCCTGGCGTCGTTAACATCAACGGCCTGAAAGTCCATCCAAACGGGCAGCTTGAGCTTGTCGACGGTTCTATCGTTGATGGGCATACTCATGGTGGGGTAGTATCAGGAGGAAGCCGAACCGATCCCCTGGAGCCGTAACAATGATAAAAAAGTATTTTCTTCTCGCGCTTTCTCTTTCTTTGTCAGGTTGTGCCTTATCTCCTAACGAGGCGATAAACTACCAGAAAGAACATGATTTTGAGAATATAACATTTCAGACAAAATCCAATGAAAGACTGTCTGTGTTTAATTTAAGAAATAAATTTAAGAACACAACAGGAATGGAACTTCCAAATCAAAACACCTATGAATGCCAAAGAGATGCATTATGTTATTATGGAAAGTATGCTAGTGCTTATGACTCTCTAATGGAAAAGTACCAAGAAGAAAAAGATAAACAGAATAGAATATTCGCTAAGCAGAAAGAAGCTGAGTGTCAGGCTAGTAAGGAGTGTATGGCCAAGCGTGAGATTGATGCTGCGTCTTACACTTTAAATAATGTCTACTATTCTCTAATGGCCCGATACCCATACCAGCAGGCTGATTCTGACGCCGGGGTAAGGCATATGTGCCGGGTGGCGGGGGCAGCCCAAAGGGAAGGCGTGACCCTTGAGTTTATGAAACAGCACATTAGCTTAACAGAAGGAATTGGCCCTGAAATGAGATACCAAATAATCCAGGTTGCTGAGGCCTGTTGGAAAATGAGCAAGTACGGCGTTCCGGACGGTACCACGCAGATCAAGTCGATGTACTAGCCAAAGCCCACCATCAGGTGGGTTTTTTGTGCATCTCATCCCATTCTTTTTCGGCTTGCTCTCTTGCTTTTCTCTTGAGTTCGTCCCTGAATTCATCCGTCATGATTTTTTTCGCCATAAGTTCAAGGAAGGATGGCAAGGATTCTTCGACTCGAGATTTAAGAACCCTTTCCGCATGCTCAACATAGCTGTTGGGTTCGGCGACGGTAGTGAACATGCTTTTGTCTTCATCAAGCAGATAACTCAGGTTTATCCTGAAGATTATCTCAGCATTCATTGAACGGTTATTAGCTTTCGCAGAGGCTTCAATTTTATCTTTAAGTTCACTTGGTAGCCTGATTCTCAGTTGCGGATCTTCTCTACTCATGATGGTGTACATCGCCCTCAAAAATCACAATAAGTAAATTATGCCCCACGGTGGGGTTGACAGCAATGACGCACGGTGTGACACTTATCCTGTGTCTCACGGTGGGGCATTTAGTGGAGGTAGTCATGGAAAAAGCAAAAGACATGTATCAGCGTAAAGTTCGATTTCCGGAGGATGTGCGTAAAGCAATTGAGCGCAGTGGTGAAGAGCAGTGCAGGCAGTTCAATACCGAATTGATTTATCAGCTGAGAAAGGCTTACGGCCTAATTGGGGTGAAAAATGCCCAACCATAAAAACGACGAAGCCCCAATGGCTGCAACCATCGAGGCTTCTAATTTGTCAGTATCTACCAAGGAACTAACGAATATGAGTATAGCAACTGCTGTTTCCACTATCAACGTGCCTTTCTACGGTTCTAATCTGTATGTTGTCAGTGTTGATAATGAGGCATACACCCCGATGCGTCCTATCATCGATGGCATGGGGTTAACATACCAGGGGCAGGCAGATAAGCTGAAATCACGTTTTGCCAAAGGGGTCAGGGAAATCATGATCCCTACAAAAGGTGGTGAGCAAACAATGCTTTGCCTAGCTCTTCGCAAATTGAACGGCTGGCTGCAAACCATCAGCCCCAACAAAGTCCGCCCTGAAATTCGCGATAGCGTGATTCGTTATCAGGAAGAGTGCGACGACGTTCTTTACGAGTACTGGACGAAAGGCGAGGTTAAGAACCCGCGCAAGGCTAAAAAGTCACTACCCGGCAAAATCACCCCTGAGCAGCAGGAAGCCATTAAGCAACTGGTAATGACTCGCGGCAAGGCGCTGCCTAAAGAGAATCAGGCCAAAGCGATGATCACCATGTGGTCTTCACTGAAATCTCACTTTGGTTGCAGTTACAAAGAAATCAGCGACGACCAGTTTACCGAGGCCCTTTCTATCGCTGCGCGCGTACCTCTTGAGGGGGAATTCCTTGGCAAGCAGGAAACACTGCCAGCACCTAAGTTTGACGTAAACATTCCGCTTCAATGGTGGATCGATAACAACCCGTTGGTTCGCAGTGGCAACCTGTCATTTGGAAAGTCTCTAACAGCTCCGTCATTTGACGTAACGATGGAGATGCTTTGTGGCGACAACTCTACATCTGCGGCAATTCGGCTGATTAATGTTCTGGAAGAGGCCGGCTTTGATGTTTCGGCGCCGAAGGCTGAAATTGTGGCGATGCGCAAACATCTGGGTAATGTCGAGTACGGCATGAAGGCTATCGCAGATGCTTGCCGCCGGGCGGGAAATAAAACCATCTCGTTCCGTGGCGGAAAGGCTGAATATCTGATTGGTTAACTAACTACGAAATTTTCGTAGACAACATAAACCTCGCTTCGGCGGGGTTTTTTTTATGGGAGTAAATCATGCTCATAACCCTGTCAATCGACACCTCACGCATAGACGACAAGATTAACTTCCTGACCAGTGAGCTTAAATCACGATTTCCCGATGGAATCCCGGAGCGAGTCGATAGTGAACTGTCTCGCCTGACTAACGACATCATCTTTACTGATTTCTCTTCCGCAGTCGGCGCAGATGGAACCCGCGATGTCGTCCAGGGTGTGGACTTCGGCGGGAGCTTTGATGTGTTCACTTCCGCACTCCGGGCAGGTGATTTTGATGTCCATGGCGATCCCCTCAAAGTTGTTTAAAGCAACATACCCAGGACGCCTGATTTATTAAATCCTGACATTTAACCAATGGATATTCATCCATGAAAACAATCTCTCTCAAACTTGACCCCGATACCTGGGATCTTGTCCTTGATGAGCTGGGTAATATCGCCACGGTTGAAAATCCCTACGCCTGCGCTCAGGACGTAGCGACGGCATGCCTGGCCATACGCGGCGAGTGCATTTACGAAAAAGACACCGGCGTTAATTACAAAGAGCTTCTGAACGTTAAGGCCAGTACCGGCGCCATGGCGGCCGCGCTTCAGGTTGAAGCGTTGCGGATGAGCTATATCGCGCGCGCTGAGCCGACGCTGATTAACAACCGCGATACGCGCCGCACTACCGGCGTTATTGCGATCGTGGATACCAACGGCCTGGATTCCAGCGTCACCCTGTGAGGAAAAAATGACGACAATCTCTACGGCGGTACCGGCCGTGACCTTTTCCACCACTGGCCTTGATGTTCCTGATGAGGGAGACATTCTTGCCGGGCGTATAGCAGATATTGGTTCTGCATTCGGGACGGCGATGAGCACGAACCTCAAGACGCCGCAGGGGCAACTGGCTGTCACTGACACTGCAATCATCGCAGACAAGAACGATCAGCTTCTGGCTATCGTCAACAACATGAACCCGGACTTTTCCTCCGGCAGATTTCAGGATGGCATCGGCAGGATTTACTTCCTCGATCGCATTGCTGCTGCGGGTACGGTTGTAACAGCCACATGTTCCGGCGTGCCGGGAACGGTGATCCCGGCACAGTCCTATGCTACCGACGATAACGGTTATATGTACGTGTCCCTGGCGGCCGGAACGATAGGTGCGGACGGGACGGTAAAGATCGAGTTCCAGAACCTGACTACCGGGCCGATAGCTTGCCCCATCGGTACCCTGACAAACATCTATGTCGCGGTAAGTGGCTGGTCGAGTATCACCAACGAGACTGCAGGTGTGCCGGGCTCGAATGTCGAAGGGCGATCTGCATTTGAGTATCGCCGTCGCCAGTCGGTGGCACGTAACGCCTTTAACACAGCAGCGGCTGTGCGGGCTGCCGTCCTGGAAGTCGACGGGGTGCTTGATGTTTATGTGATCGACAACAAAGAGCCGACTTCCGTCGAGAAAGGTTCCACTAATTACACGCTGCTGGCCAGCTCGATTTATATCGGGGTTTATGGCGGAGCAGTAGCTGAGATTGCAGAGGCCATCAATAAAAAACTTCCCCCGGGCACCGTTATGAACGGAGACACCACCGGAACCGTGCAGGATACCGAAAATTATGACGCCCCTTATCCGGAGTACACCTACAGGTGGAAAACGCTGGATGCGGTGAGCGTTCATATCAAGGTGGAATACGAAGCGAATGATGGTCTTCCATCAGATATCAACGCGCAGATCAGAACGGTCGTCCTGAATGCCTTCACTGGCGCAGATGGAGGCGCCCGGGCGCGTGCCGGTGCGCGAATTTATGGCAGCCGGTTTATCGGCCCTATCCAGGCGCTTGATGCACAGAACATGAACGTTCTCTCGGTCCAGATCTCTCTGGACGGAACCACCTGGTCGAGTGCTTTGACCATGGGTATTGATCAGGAGCCGACTCTTGATGCGACAAACATCACAACGGAGGCGGTAAGTGAATAACGTCGACTGGACGATCTACGCGCAGTATGTGAACTCAACAAGCATGCGGTCGCTGATTGATACCTTTAACGCTTCCGTGGCGCCTGAGGACTGGATAGACACGTTCTATGACCTCGTATTTAACATCGAGACCTGTGGTGATTACGGGCTGATGTGCTGGGGTAAAATCGTTGATGTAGAGCGTTTGCTGACTGTGACGCCATCCCAGCAGTTTCTGGGGTTTGGCGAAGCGACCAGCACCCCGGCAGAACTCACCGACCCACAACCCTTTAACCAGGCGCCTTTCTATACCGGCGTGCAGGACACGAACACTGTGGTCCTGACCAATGACGCATACCGCAAGCTGATCATGTGCAAAGCGATGGCGAACATCAGCGACTGCACTGTGCCGGTCATGAATCGCATGCTGGTGTACATGTTTGGCGCCAGCGGACGAGCTTACGTGCGTGATGATGGCAACCATGTCATGAGCTACGTATTTGAATTCGCCCTGTCAGATGTAGAGTTAGCCATAGTACAGAGTTCCGGGGCGCTTCCTTCCCCTCCCGGAGTAAAAGTAAACATCATTCAGGAGGTCTGAATTGAATAATTCAGCCATGCCACTGCGTCTGACGGTGGTCTTTGCCGCGTCTGGCGATCGTAACAGCATTCCTACCGACGCCACCACCGAAACGCTGAATGGGGGAAAGGCATCATTCGATGTTGGCTTCCCCCCAATCACCAGAATCGCTCTCTCATCAGGCGGGAAACCACCTCAGGGTCAGGATTTTAACGGTATATTCTATGAGTCTTTTTTGAGGCACCAGTGGAATCAGGCTGGGGGTGGATATCCATTTGATTCGGCTTATGCAACCGCTATTGGCGGTTACCCAAAAGGGGCCGTTGTTCCATTTAGCACTCTCGACGGGCTTTGGCTGAATACCCTCAATAGCAACAATGGGACACCTGAAAATACAGGTGGTGGCGCATCAGGGTGGGTCCCTTTGTCAAGTTATGGTATTTCGTCAATAACTGCATCCGGATCTGCAAATATCACGCTGACTGCCTTGCAGGCATCGCGTCCAGAAATAGTTATCAGCGGAGTGCTAACTGGGAATATCTATTTGTTTTTCCCTCCGTGGATTAAGAAATGGAAGGTCACAAATAATACCTCTGGTGGATTTAATGTCGTTTGCAAAACAATTGGCGGGAGTAATACGGCAACATTATATCCTGCAGGGCGGGGACATATTCATTGCGATGGAACGAATGTTTATTTCGTAGATGCTACCAGTGGCCCCGGGCAGTCCGGAGGGTTACTTTTTGGAAATGGTGCTCGTCTTGCCTGGGGTTATACGGATGCCAATTGCAATGTTGCTGGGGCCGATGGTGAATACGAAACGGATAACATTTTTGTTACCCCAACGTTTACAACCAGCGACGGGGTATTTGGATTTAATACCATCTGTTCGGTAAAAGTGATGCCCATTGATATTTCTGGGGTCGGGCAGAATGAACGCTCATGGCTTATGGACTCGACGTTTTCAGGAAGTGGTTTTTCATTTCGTTCTGCATGCAAGACGCAGAACGCAACCATTAGAACTCGCTGGGAAGTAATAGGATTCTGATATGGCAACTACAGACACCCAACAGGCCGCGCAATTTTCTGCTGAGGCAGCAGTTAGTGCTGCCGAAGCAAAACAATATTTAATTGAAGCTCAGCAGGGTTATCAGGATACCAGCGCAGCGGCGCAAGAAGCTAAAGATGCTGCCGCGGCAGCAGCAACATCAGAGCAAAATGCCACATATTCAGAGGCTAACGCAGCTCAGTCAGCAGCGGCAGCAGTGGATGCAAAAGATGATGCGGAGGCGGCCGCTAGTAGTGCTTCAGACTACGCAAAGAACAAATTCACATTCTATAAGACTGCCAGCGATCCTGATGGCACCATTGCCGGGTTGGCAGCTACTACTGACGGCCAGTCTTTCTGGGTAGCCCAGGGCCCAGATGCGCTTTCCGCTGCATGGCAGTATCAAAACAAAGCAGGCGTGGCCGTATTGCAGGCGAAGCAGCCAGGCACAGCGGCTATAACCGGGACCATACGCGAATTTCCCACGCTGGAGGCTGCGCAGGCGGATGCAGACGCTGGGAATATTCTGTCTGGCGCTACTGCATTTTATCGTAGCCCTGATGATAGCGCACTGGCTATTGAAGTAATAAATAATGCCGGAACGCTTGAGCCTACCGGCCGGAAGACACCATCCGGGGCCGTAGTCGAGCTCATGTCAGATACCGTTCAGCGGCTGCTGACAGCACTGCACGTAGCAGCAGAAGGGGCAGGAAGCGGGACAGGAACAGATACCAGTGAGGCGGTTCAAAATCTGATGACGGGGTTTCATGCCCTTGCTGAGACCGTCAGTAATTTGAGCAGCAATTCCAGCGAAACAACGCATTTGCTTGCTGGATTCGATTGTCTGGTGGAGTCGATGACAAAGCTGGTCAATGCCGATCAGCAGACTAAAACCAGCGTTTCCGGGTTATTGTCATCCGTCCAGATTTGCACTGAAATGCTGAATACACTCGCGGCTGAGATCGCAGCCCCTGACGGCGCATCACAGTATGGTTATTTGGCATTTTCCGTGCCCGGTACAGTCAACGCTGGTAACGGGTCGTTTGGCACCGATACACGCTACCGCCGCACCGGGATGATCCCGGTTCGCAAGGGTGACGTTGTGCGCCTCACTGTTCACACCGCGTCGGCAACAGCAGGCCACGCAGCTGCGCTGTACGATTCATCAGGAGCTTACGTTGGCCCGCTGGGGATTATGTGCGCGTCTTATGCGGCGTATCAGGCACGACATTACCAGTGTGAAATTGCTCAGGATGGCTTTGTTGTCGCGAACACGCTGGACCAGAGCGCATCTTCTTCTGCTGATGTGACTGGTGCGGCCCTGACGATTGACCACCGCTTCCGTGGCCGGGCAGCGGATGCGGTTATTAAACTGACGAAGGCGGATTTAATCCCGGTCCGTCTGGACAACGGCAACATTAACGCCAGCTCAATCACACAGGACGGGATCGTTAACTATTCCACCGGGCTGTATTCCTGCGCCGGCGGCAGGCTCCTGTTCAGTGGTCTGCCTGTAGCCTCATCGCCGGGGCAGAGCAGCAGCCTGTACAATGTTGTGTTCTTTGATGCTGACAAAAAACTGATCGCATATCGTCCGGTTTTCTCCAGTTCGGGCTATGTGATTATTCCTGAAAATGCCGCGTACTGGGCGCAGCAGATAATCACCGACAGAACGCCGAACTGGTCTGCTGTATCGATTGTTTATTACAACTATGTTTACAAGGACGAGCTACATAAGTTGCTGTCGTCAGAGCGCGAGCGCCTCGGACTGGAATACCCGAATGAGTATTGGCTGCAGGATTTCAGCGGCGATACAGATATTGAGTGGATCCAGAATGCAATGGACTGGGTGCATGATGCCGGAGGTGGCTGGTTAATACTGTCATCTGACTATGTCAAAAAGCAGTTCCTCATCTCCGAAGCGGTTATTCATCGCAGCAATGTCTGGGTTGTTCTGGACGGTGTTGAGATTAAATTGCAGGACGGCGTGCATGACAACCTGTTTCGTGCTGCAGGGGTTATTGTCAATCCTGACGACCCGTTTGGTCTGTGCCTGGACCTGGAAATCACGGACAACGTCCGTCTGATTGGCACAGGCTACCCGAAACTAAGCGGCGCGGACGTAGCGTACTATGCTGATATTCCTGCAGGTGCCGGGCCACGCTACTGGATAGGCGACGAATATGGCTGGCGAGGGACGGGGCTGATTTATTACGGTACGCAGAATTTTGAAATCGGCGGATTCAAACTCCAGAACGTAAAAAACTGGGGGACTGATTTTGGGTATGGTTCTAAAAATGGCTATATCCATGATATTGACCTGTGGCAGCCGAACAAAAACGGCGACGGGATTCATTTTACAAACGGCGCCAGCTATATGCGGGTACGCCAAATTTTCGGCTATGCGCGCGATGACTGTTTAGCGATGGTCAACAGCGATGATTCTCTGAAATACAGCACTGCCAATATCCCGACTGAGGGTTCAATTCGTCAGTGGATATATCCAACCTGTCCATTCTGGTACGGGTGGGCTGGGAATGAGGCTGTGGGAACCAGTAATGATATTCACGACATTACAGCCACGAATATCGGGTTAACAGGTAATGAGCAGGTCAGCACCATTCTGACCACGCAGTTTAAAATATATAACGTAACTATTAGTGGCATTAGTAGCGTTAACTATATGACACCAACACGTGGGTGGGACGAAGTAAACGCAATACTGAAATCATATGCCGGGTTTGGTGATGCTTCCCGCTATAAGGCAGGTAATGTCAGCAACATCAGCATTAATAACATCATTGAGTGTGCATCAAAAAATTACAGTATCGATATAACCCTGGAGGGCCGGAATATCCGCGTCAATCGTTATATGAAACTGGATACCCGTGCGAAAACAAAAGGTGC